CGCTTGGGAGCGCCCTTCTTGGGGGTCTTCTCGGTCATGTTTCAGCCCTCCTTCAGGCGCTCTGGTGGGCGGCAACGACGCCGGCCGTGATCTTGCCCAGGGTGGGGTTCGAGCCCCCAACGGTGTAACGCAGGCGCATGTAGCGCTCGTTCACACCGGCGGGGATACGGTCGGGCAAGAGATACTTCGCGCCGGTCGCGAGCTGGGCCAGCGTGTAAGCCGGCGAGGTCCAGACCGTGGTTGCCGAAGCAAAACCAGCGTTGTCGTCGGTCTCGATGGTGATCGTCAGCGAGGTGAGCGTGTTGAAGCTCTGGGTGACGGTGCATACCATTTCGACTTCGTTGCCGTAGCCAAGTTCGCGAACCAGCGCGGTGCCGCCATAGGGCGTGCCGGTCGCGCCGAGATCGACCACATTGGTCGAAACCGCCGTGGCAGTGATTGCCTGTCCATCGCTGAACAGGAGCGTGCGATCCATAATCATGGGTTTGTCCTTTCGGGGATGGGGGTCAGGCGACCAGGGTTTCGGCGTTGATCAGCGCGTCGGTTTCGCGGATCGGAAGCCCGCGATAGGTGAGAACTTCCTTGCCCTCGACCTCGGTCGGCTTGAGCAGCACCTTGTTGTCCTCGGTGGTCGCGCCATCGAGCGCTTCGAGAACGTCGCGGTTCGCATAGATCACGGTGCGGCCCATCGAGATCATGCCGCCGTTGTCGATCTTGCTGTTGCGGCGACCCTGAAGGCGCCAGTAGGCCTTGCGGAACAGGGCGTAGATATCGACGGAGCCGGCGCGCAGGTCCGACACGTCGATATTGGCGATGCGCGCGTTATAGCGCCAGTCGCCGACAGTGACGCCGACATGCTGGCGGAACTCTTCGACCTTGGCGAAGTAGTAGTTGCCCAGATCGTCGGCCACCTGCTGCGAACCGCGGTCGAGGCGATCGATGCCCGCCTTGGTGCCCTCGGGATAGATCAGCGACGTCTGGCGCTCGCCCCAGGTGATGAACCACACCGAAGTGTTGTCCGAACCGGCGCCGCCGCCCGCGATGACCTGCGAGTTCGACAGCGTGTTGTAGCGCGCGCCGACGCCCTTGAAGCGCTCCGGCGTGGTCGTGGTGTTCGAATAGAAGAAGTTCGTCTGCACGTTCTGCGAGATTGCTTCGAGGAACGGCTGAGCTTCCGACATGCGAACGGCGGCCGGATTCTTGCTGATCGCGAGCAGGCGCTCATCGACGCTCGAACGGCCTTCGACGAAGCCGGTGGTGTCTTCGACCTGCGCGGTGCCCGACTTGCTGTTGGGGATGCCCTGGTAGAGGCGGCCCCAGGTCACATCGGGAAGACCGGTGCGGATCGTGGACAGGTGCTTGGTGCCCTGGTTCGCCTCGATCGTAACCGCGTCCTGCATGAGCGGGTTGAGGGTGTGAAGAGCTTCGATCACCGGGGTGATGGCGCCGCTCTTGGGATCGGTACGCTTGTAGACGTCGATCAGATTCAGAAACGAATTGCCGATGGTTGCCACTATGGCCTCCTATGATCAGTCGTTGGGGTAGAGCGACTTCAGCGCGTCGTTCTGGCCTCGATTGGCAGCCATCCCATTCCCCGCAGGAGCAGCCGAAAACCGCCCGGTCGCTTGCCGCGGCCGCTCGTTTCGACGCTTCTGGTGCTCACGCCATTTCTCAGCATCAGCCTTGAGCGCGCGCACCTTGTTGAGGGCGAACACGTCCTTGGCGCTGACCTGCGAAAGCTCTTCGTCCGAGAATCCAAGCTCTTTGCCAATCGCCGTGATGTCCGCAACGAACTGCGGGCGCTTGGTGTCGTCGGCCATCTCCGGGATGGAGCGGAGCTTGTTTGCCTCCTCAACCAGCCATTCTGCCTTGCGCTGTTCGAAGTGCGCATCGGACTGGCCGGTAAGGTGCGAAGCCTGCCCAACCAGTTGGTTGAAGCCGGCGAGGTCTTGGTCGAATTGAGCCTTGAGGATGAGGTATTGCGTGGGGTCCTCCTCGATCAACGTGATCGGGGGAGGCGTGGGCTGGAATGCCTGCACGAGGTTGCTGAACTTCTGTGCGAAGTCGCGTTGCGTGTTGGCCATGTGATCCGCTGCGGTGCGCTGGGCTTCCCGCTGGGCCGATCGGGCGGCTTCAAGGCCTTGCTGGGTTTCACGATCGCGGCGCGAGAGGATCTCGGACATTGCACGCTGGGCTTCCGCCGGAAGCTGCGTGAATTTTTCCTTTTCCTCGGCGTTGAGGCTGGCAGGGGCCGAGACCGGCTCCGCTTCCTCTTCGTCGCCCTGGTCATCGTCGATATCGTCCTGTTCCGCGTCTTCGGCGGGCAGGTCTTCCTCGTAGAAGCTCAGGGCATCGTCCGTATCGGAGGCATTGGTCGTTTCGGTTGCCTGGTTCTGTTCCGGGGCAGTCTGGACGACTTCGGCCTCGGCAACAGCGGCTGCTTCATCGAGCTGGGCCACTTTTGCACTCTCCAACAAAAAGGCCGCCCGGAATGGACGGCCGTACAACCCGGTGACCGGGTGTTTTCAGGCTACTTTCGAACGCAGCCGGTTGATCTTGTCTCGCCGCGCATCACGCGCCTGCGACTTGCGCCACTCTTCCATTTTCTCAGGCGGGGGGCGGTTCTCTTCGGCCCATTTCAGCCTGCGGTAGGCTTCGTGGGCGGCGTCGAGGTATTCGGTCACACGCCGACGACGGAGCGCTTGAAGTCGCTCATGCGGCCGAGCTGCGCAGACCGGGCAATCTCACCCTCCGCGATCTTGCCATCGGCGACCACAGCCTCGATTTCCGCGCGCACCTTGCGGATTGCGGCCACACCAGCGGACAGGCGCGAAATGATCTCGGGGAGACGCGGGTCGCTCGTGCCAGCGGTCTTGACCAGCTTTTCCATCCACTCGTTCTCGACGTAATCGAACGCCGGGCCGACGAACTCATCCATGGCGGCTTGCGCGCGGTCGGCGCGGGAGAGGCGTTCGGCGGGGGTCACTGCGCCAGACTCCCACCAGGTCGATCCGCCGCCATGTTGGCATTGGTCGCCGCGCTGTACATCATGTGCTCGCGCTTCAACGCGAACTCAGCGCCCATGCGTTCACGGGCCAAAGCAAGCTCTGCCTCGGCCTTATCGCGCTCAAGCTGGAGGTGCGCGGCCTTGTCCTGACGCTCCATTTCGAGCTTCGCCATGTCGTACTGCTGCTGTGCCTGGAACTCCGCCTGCTTCTGCTGCGCTTCGGCCTGGACCTTCGCCATTTCGGGGTCAGGCTGCGGCTTTTCGGGCGGCAACGTCGAGGGGTCGTTGAAATACTGCGTCGCGGGACCGAGGCCGAGGATCGACGTGGTGAGCTTAGCGGTCTCGAATGCCTTGTCGGGCGTGACCAAGCGCGGGTCGATCTGGATCGCCTCGCCCTGCGTCTGCTTGAGCAGCATGAGATCCTGGATCTTGCGGTCCTTGTTGCCCGAGCCTAACCCCACGCGCACAGCAAGGCGCAGGTCGGTCGGCCATTCCTGCGGCTGCATGTCCACGACCTTGCTATCGGTGCGGAACTTGTGCGGCGGCATGTGCTGCGTCATCAGCCGCAGCTTCTTTTCGAACATCTCGCCGACCGCATTGGCCGCCTCGCGGGCAACCATCTCTTCCATCTGCTGGCCACTCGCCTGCATCAGCGCCGTGCCCGTCGCGGTCTTGTTCAGCGCGTCGGCGTCGAGGCCCTGGTTGAGCCGCGTTATGCCCGTGCGCGATTCCTTTTCGCCGGACATGATCTGCATTGCCTCGAAGGCGTTGCCGGCCGCGAAGGGCTGCACGAACGGTTGCACAGCGTTCGGCCCGCGCCCCCGGATCAACCCGCCTGGTGCCACGTCCAGCGCATCGTCGAGCGTCGTGTCGTCGCACTGGCTCATATCGATGTACATGCGCGGGGCGTTGGCGATGTAGAGCGCGTCCATGGCCTGGCGCAGCATGTGCGAGCGCGCGACCATGATATCCATCGTCTTGTCGGCCAGTGACTGGCCCACGAGGCGGTGCGGCATCGGGAACGGGCACCAGACCGTGTAGGGATTATCCTCGGCCGGCTCGACACTCAGGATCGAGGTGTTGACGCGGTGGGCGCGGACAAGCTGCCAGCGGCCTTGATGAAACCAGCGGCAGTATTCCTCGCGCAGCACGACCTGACGGCCATAGTCGTCGCGAACCACGTCACCGTCGCGTTCGGAGCGGCCTTCGTCGCGCGCATCGGAGAGCTGCGTGCCCTCGGCTGTGTCGCCGTAAAGATCGCGGACCTCATCTTCGGGATAGCCCATCTCGATCAGCTCGCCGATCGACTTGCGCGACCAGTCGCCGCAGTAGGGCGAATCCGCCATCGTACGCGTATCGGGCGAGCAGAAGAACTGTTCGTTGGGGATTGCGGCGTCGCGGAACTTGGGCTCGCCTTCCACCAGGGCAACGACGTCGTAGACCTGCAAGGGCTCGCCAGTCTGATCGTCGATATCGTACATCTCAGGCACTGGTTCGCCATCGACCACAGCCTCGCCGGCCTGCTCGATCTGAGTCGCGTTCATGCGCGCGCGCTGCGGAACCTTGGGGCGCTCGACCCACGACTTCCACACGCCGGTCTTCTCGATCAGGCCAGCCTTGATGCCATCGCGCAGGATCGCAAAACCATCCTGTTCGCGCAGGAAGTTCCAATGCACGCGATCGGTGATCTGCTGGGCGATGTCGTCCTGCTCGGGCTGGCTCGGCTCGAACTCGACGACCTTATCGCTGCTAACCATCGTGCGCAGGATGCTGGCGAGCATGTAGTCCACGACCTCGGCCACGTCGCGCGTGCGCAGCTTGGAGCGACCGTCCACCTCATCGCCGAACAGATCGCCGCGATAGAACTCCAGCGCGGTCTTGCGCTCGTCGTTCAGCGTCGTGTCGGTGGCACGCGCTTCCTCTTGTTGGAGGTATCGCAGGAGGGCGGGATCGTCGATCATGCGATGCCTCTCCTGATGCGGCTGTAGTCGAGGGCGACTGGTGTGCCCCGTGGCGGCTCGTAAGCGATGTTCATCAGCCCGTAGGCGTCGGCGCTGTGGCTGTTCTCGTCGTGGTTCGGGCCGAGCCCGATCTTGCGCTTTGGATCGCGCTTCTCGTGATAGGCGCGGATGGCCTTAAGCCCGGCCGCGCACTTGTTTTCGTCGATCCAGACGCGGGGAAACAGTTCGCGGGACTTCTCAACCCGCTGCATCGCCGCGCCTTTGCCTTGGTTTGGCACGACAACGACCGAGTAACCCGCTTCCTCGAATGCTTTGCGATACGACGTGTCGAAAACCTTGTCCTGCGTATCGCCGTCGTGCGGCAGCCAAATCTTACAGCGGTCTGGCGTGTAGCCCTGCGAGCGCATCCACGAGAGGTGCGCCGCAATCGGCTGCCCCTGCACCTCGTAATGGTTCACACAGTTGATGGTCATGCCGACGAACTGCGCGGCCCAGAACACGAAGTTGTCCGCCTTTGCCCCGGTTCCGCCGATATCCGCGAACAGGCGGATGATCATGTGCGGATCCTCGGGCACGACCGAGATGCGGCCTTCCTCCTTCGCCAAGGTCAACTGCTCAGTGAAGTACGCGCCCTCGAAGTGGGTTTTGTAGGCCCCGCCCCAGACGTGATCGTAGCTGTGTGGCCGAAGCCGCTTGTCCTCAAGTCTCTCGCGCTCCAGCACGGTCGGAAACCAAGGATTGTCGCGGTAGTTCAACTCCACGATCTTGACGTCGGCCGCGGGGTTGTCGCGGAACCGCTTGTCGGTCGCGCTCCCCTCGATTTCCGGGTTCCAAGTTACCCAGATTTCCGACGCATCCTCACGAACAGTCGGGATCAACTTCTCCCAGGCATCATCGACGATCGGCTCGGCTTCGTCGGCCCAGCAAAGGATGATCTGCGCCTTGGACTTGATGCTATCGAGGTTGTGCCGTAACCCGGTGAACACGAACTCGACCCGGCCATCGATCGTGCGAATGTAGGTTTCGCCGATATCGAAGAACGGCACCAGCCATTCCTCGCTACGGATCGCCGCCTTGATCTCCGCCATCGAGCTATCGGCCAGCGAGTTCATGTATTCGCGGACACACAGGATAATGCCCGACCGCCCCGCTTGGGCTGCCCTGTGAGCCGTGATCGCTGCCATCTTGGCGAAGGATCGCGTCTTGGCGCTGCCACGACCACCATATGCGCCCCGGTAGCGCGCCTCGCCGAGAAAGACCGGGATCAGCTTGGGAGGAAGCTGGACCTCAACTTGCATCAGGCCCGACGAGCTTGATCGAATGGATGACCTTGATCGGGCCATTGTCTTCGTCCCCGGAAAGCACCTGGCTGGCCTTGCCGTAGCCGCGGTCCAGCAGTTCCTTCGCCGCCGCAACCTGCGCTGCGGCCGGAATCGCAGCACCGCCAGTCATCACGGTGACCAGCGTATTGAGTGCGGCTTCGGTGTGCTTGCGCGCTAAGTCCTTGAGAGTAGACGTTGATTTGTTGGGCGTGCCAGGACCCCGGCCGCCAGTCTTGACGCCTTTGGCCATCTACTTCGCCTCTACTTTTGAGCTTCGCCCGCCCCTTGCGCGGAGACGGGCAGGTGCGCCGGTTCTTCGGGGAGAGGATAAATCGGCGGACCTAAGGGATGGCATTGCGCCGCACAGTCGCAAAAGCGACGCTTGCCAGCTAAGTGAGGGGGAGAGCGCGCGCCCCACTAAGCGGCTTTGGCAGACAATGCCTGTTCAGACAGGACAATACCTACATGAACAGGCGATTCCACGTCAATAGCCGGCAGCAACACCCACGTCGGGAAATCAACAGACCACGGCGCGCCGGGGAACCTGACCCAAGTGCGGCTACCCTGGCTGCGATCGACCGTGCCTGTAAGCCCCTCAAAGGCTCCCTCGGTGAGTTTGACCTGCTCGCCTTGCGCGTACCGCTTTGCCATCGCCTTGGGCCTCTGACGGCGCTCCTCGGCACGCAATGGGACAAGCGCGCGGTCAGGGACCAGCACATGCCGGCCGTCATGCCGGAACACCGAGAACCGAGGATGGCCCTTGGCGACCATACGGCGCGCCTCCCGATCCCAGACGCGATAGGTCAGGGCAGGGGAATGCGACAGCGCGACCAGTTCGGAAAGGCGCGTTGCTTGGGCGAACACGAACGACGGCATGAGCGGCGCAGCAACATCCTCCCGCTTCACCTTGCGCCTGGCGTGCTGCTTCTGCACGATCTCCGAGGGCGTCCAGACGTTGAACTCCGCATCG